TAGGCCATTAGAGCAACGCCGAAATTTGTGTTGTTGATATCCGCACTGGTCCAGCTCTCGCCCCAGACATCCGATGTGCCGCCATAAGAAAATATAGTATCAGTAAAGTTTGGCCATGATCCGGAAATGGGCTTATTTGTGAGGCCGTAAACACCCGAAGCTTTTACAATTTGAACCAGGTAGTCGGTCACGTTTCTTGTGCTGCCCACGCCTGCCTCACAATAGCAACTTTTCTCGATCTCAGCCGTTATGCCCGTGATAACCGCGCCTGATGGAATCGTGAAACCGAAATTACTTGCGGTGAGGTATTGCGTTGATGTGGAATATCCCCGCTCTACATAAGCGTAGAGATTATTGCTTGATGTTATATCGTATGGGTTTGTCCATGACATTCCGCCCCCAGGTGAAACATTGCTACCTGTTCCGGCATACCTCGTAACGGACGGCATCTATATCACTCCTGTCTTGCCTTATGTGTATTTGATCCAGATATCGCCGTTGTTACCGCCGCTCGGGCTGGCTGTGGACAGGATCACATTCCGCATTTGCGCCGTTGTATAGTTCGTGTTGCTCTGGGCCACCAGAGCGCCGGTCATTGTGCCGCCGGTAAGCGGTACTCCGCCAAGCGCCGAAAGCGCTGCCGAGGCTGTGGCCGCGCCTGTTCCGCCAGCGGCAACCGGAAGAGTGCCCGCCTGTAATGAGCCGCCAGTGCCTGTATAAACAGCCTTATTTGCCGTCGTACCGATCTTGCCATCATTAGTAACATCGCCGTGGGTATGCGAAGCGGGAGTATAAGATGCTGGTTTATCAGCTACGCCTGTCCACGGAACAGCATCAGCAACCTCGGCCGCGTCAACCTTGCCGTCATCATCAGTATCATATACCGATTTTTGCATATCGCCTGAGCCTGCTCCATCAGCCCCACGTGGGATCGTAAAATCGAGTATTACATCTTCACTCGTGCCGGAGTTTGTAACGCTGGCGGGCGTACCTGGCGGGGCAGTTGTGACGGTACCGATTGTAATTGTGGTCGGCCCCGGTGCTCCCTGAGGGCCAACCGGTCCAGGCTCGCCCTGCAGCTCACTGAGGGCTATAAGGTTCGTCCATTCCGGATCGCCGGCATAGCGCCATTGGATATGTGTATCCGATACATAAAACTCGACGCCGCGCCCCGGCAAAGCAATAGGCAGCCAGTAACCCGTATTGGTAGGTACGACACCGGCAGCACTTTCGGCCGTCTTGATGTATGAGCCGCCCTGAAATGTGACCTTGCGCAGCGGCTCATATATTATAGCTGGATCATAAACCTCCCACGGATATGATATGACGCCCTCAAAAGCTGCCTGCAGCAGCAGCTCTAGTTGCGGCCCTAAATGTTTTGATTTAAACGATTCAACCATACTGTCACCTCATGGTAAATAAATAAGTACGGCGCCGGGGCCTCCGCGCGCACCGATGCCGCCCAACCCGCCAAGCCCGCCGCCGCCGGCGTGCTCATATTGATAATCCTGATTATCGCTAGCGCGTCCGCCACCTCCGCCGCCTCCGTGTCCTCCGGGGCCGCCTTGACCATAATTGGCCTCTGGCTGCCGCTCAACAGCGTTCGCGCCTTGCCCACCAGCCCCGTGATTCAAGTACCCGCTAACGAATGCACCATCTCCTCCATTGCTACCATTAGCACCAACGGCAGGACCGCCGCCTCCGCCTCCGTAGGCGTAATATCTATCGGTATATGGATATTGAGGATGTGTTATTGTATTTCCAACCGCTCCGGGAGAATAAGTAGCCCCATTGAAAGTCACAGTTGTTCCTCCGGAGCCGCCCACAAGGCCGGATCCGCGCCCTTGTCCACCCGCAACACCATATTCAGTCCCGGCGTAACAGTATCTCTGACCATTGAAAATATTCAGAAAGCCGCCTTCTATTAAAATGCCGTCTGCGGAGGACAGTCCTGCAAAGGTTGTATCCGTGCCGTATTCTCCGGCTGTCTCAGCGGTGCCGCCTTCGCCGCCGACCCCGCATAAAAATGATAACTGATCTCCGGGCGTCACGGGTAGCGTTATGTTCAGTATCTTGCCGCCGAGACCTGGCGCGCCGCCTTCGCCGCCTAATGCGCCATAGGAGTAAACGGCCGGCGTTGAAGTTTGACCGTTGCTGCCGCCGAAGCCTCCCTGGCCGCCAGCGAAAAGTATGACACGGATCTTATAGACGCCCGGAGGAACCGTCCAGTATCCCGAGCCGGTCAAGATAGCAAAATTGTTATAAAAATTGCCGTATCCGGTTGGCGTATAGCCAATAACAAAATTGGCAGTGGCCCTCAGGACGGTTCGGCTCAAACTGATATCGAGGGATTTCAAAAATCCCTCGGCAAAGTCATCATATGGGTCGCTGAACTGCACGGCCTTGCCCGGCCGCTCCGGGCCTACAATGAGCCCGTTTGGAATTGTTCTTGCATTTGCGTTATAGGCCAGGACACGGTCGGCGACATTTTCGGAGTTTGCGGCAGAGATGAGTGTGAAATCCCTTATAGAGATGATTTTTATCGTTGAGGCTCCCGGTATCGTCTTGGTGATGACCGTCGTCAGCTCCGTGTAGGCTTTCCCGCTCAGCGTCCCTGTCCCGCTTACGATCGCATAGTTGACGCCGTGAGCGCTGTATGTCAGCGTTCCGGTAGTCACCAGATCGTGGCAGGGCTCCTTAAATATAACCGGTTTGTCTGTGACCGCTCCGCTGCCGTCCGTATTGTCGAAAAGCGTGATGACGTCATCACTGTCCAGCGCGACATAGCTGTATTCCGTGACCTCCGCGCCTGTGGCTGGCGGCTCCGCGTCGATTTCTCCATCGTCGTAAAGCCGGTCGTCATTTATGACGGCCGTTTCCGCATTGTTCAAAAAAGTAAAGTGCAATGCGGCCGTGGGCAGCTCGTCCATATGCAGCCCTTCGGCAAAAATAAGCTGATGAAGATTTGCGCGGATGGATGCCACAGGCAGAAGGCCGTGAACCGGTATGTCGGCTACCTCCGGATCCACAGTAAATCCGACTCTCCCTCCTAGCAGATCGGTGAGCACCTCATATACTGTTTCACCCTCATAAAGGCCGCCGTAATGCGTGATGCCTTCGAGTATCCCTATAATCGATATGGTGCTAAAGTAATAAAATTGCTTCTTGACTCTTGATACCGTTTCTACAAAGAATGTCCTGAATAATGCCTCATCCCGGAAATAGTAGACAGGCGTTCCATACGTATATTTGGTCAGATCCTCGTCGGATTCTCTGACCAAAAACAGCTTACCGTCCGCCGTCGTGAATAGCTTTCCATCCGCCATCTGATATGGCAACCAGGCGCCGATGCGCGAACGAATTGTAAATTCAAACGTATTGATCGGCAGCTCGTCGCCGATCAGGTCGGTGTCAATATAACAGTTACCGTCTTCGATGCCCTCATCGTCCGCATCCGTCCATTCGTGATCCAAATATATGATTTTGTCTCCGCTCACATTTTAGCCCCCTATGTCGTCCTAAAAGGCCGGATGGCTGTAAGCTCGACCGAGAACCCGCTCCAATAGCTGACGCCGGCTTTTTTCTTGATGAGTGTATCCTTGATGCCCTGCTCAGGAACGTATGCGTCAAAGGTAATGGTTCCCCGGCCGTAAGGCACGGTGACGTTATGCATTCTCTCAAACGGATCCGTGAGCACCTCATATAAAGCGTCATAGGCCGCCACGTTGTCGCCGGCGCGTACGACAGTGATCGTATAGTCGTAATACGTGCCGACCGTGTCAAGGACGATAGCGCCGGATTTCAGATCTCCTTTGTTTTTCCCGTCCTTGATTCTTGCCCTGCGTTCAACGCCTCCGGAGGGTATTCTTACATCGTACCCGATGCCGTCGACTGTGATGATATCTGACATTATACCGTCCCCTTCGTAGCTGATCTTCCGCGTCTGTTCGCTTCAGCCGAAAATTTTGGTTGCATGTACCGTACGAATTGTCCCATAGTACCGCCAAGCTCCAGCTTTGCGTCGATAGAAAAGTTTTGCTTACCAAGCTCGTCGGCGATAATGTCACGGATCAGACCTTCCGGCGCCTCAATATTGCGTCCGCTCCGCTGGTCGCCCAGGACGGCTAGGAACTCACGGTTCGGCGGGATAACCGCACCTTTGGCCAGACGGGGAAGGTTGACTTTTCCGATCGTCGGTATCGACAGATCAACGTCAAACCCGAGGGCCTGGGGCAGCGCGGTGATGAGGGACAAAAGGGCGTTGATCCCCTCGATAAGCAGGTTAATGCCAAAGATGATGGCGTTTACAAACCCCTCCACGCCACTAATGATGATGTTGATAATTCCTCGGATCACGTTCCATATGCCCTGCCAAATATCGGCGATAGCTTTTCCAATGGACGCGAAGGCGTTTTTGATCGGTTGGAACACCTTTGTCTCAAACCAGGTCGCAGCGTCGGTCCAGATACCTTTGATGTCCTCCCACAGACCCGTAAAAAAGTCCGCGATCGCATCCCAGGCTTTTGTCAGTGCGCCTGTGATCGATTCCCAGAGGCCTGTAAAGAAATCCGCAATGGCCGTCCATATCTCTACGGCTGCCTCCTTGATCTCCTCCCAATTGTCGATGAGGAGATAGACGATGACAATTAGCGCCGTTATGGCTAATATAACCAGTGTGATCGGCGATGTGATGAACGCCATCGCCGCGCCGAAGGCGGCCGTGGCCACCGTTGCGATCGTGGTTGAGATCGTCGTGATATTCAGTGCGATGTTATAAGCGATGATCGCAACGGTCACGCCTGCGATGACGATCCCGATCACTGTAAAAAGCTCTTTATTCTCCTTAATGGCCGTCATCATATCGTTCAGCTTTTCTGTTATACCTTGGACGATCGACACAGCTGCAGCCAGAATCGGGCTGCCGATCAGCTCAAGAAATTCCGCCCATGTCGCCTTGAGGTTCGCGGTAACGTTTGCCCAGTTGCCTTGCTCCCTCGCGGCCTGACCTGTGGCACCACTCATTTCATAAGTTTTTTTGACCGTATCCAGCAGCAGCCATTGCCGCTCCGCTTCCGTGAGATCCTGCCATGCCTTGTTATAGTGTTCCTTTGCCTTGATGTCCATCTGCGTGGCGTTTGTAAACACACCGATGGCGTCGCCGGCTTCGAAGTTTCCTTTCATAAAGCTCGAAATGCTGGAGGTCGCGTCCTCCAGTGTCATGTCATAAAACGCCGCCGCATCGGCTGCTATCCTCGTTGCCTGGTCGGTGACGTTCATGACAAGGGCCATATCCATTCCAGCGCCCTTGAGCTGCGAACCAAATTTGCTGTAGGAGCTTGTCAGCCGGTCGACGTGGATTCCGAGGTCCTCGGATTGCTTTGTGATGGCGGCCATGGCCGCCGCATTGTCCTCTCCTTTGAAAATCTGGTCGAATTGTGCGCCCAGAGCCTGGAGCGATGCCGTCGTTTCAATAATGGTCTGACCAAAGCTGATTATGGCCGACACAGAAAATGCGGCGGCAACCATACCTGCAAAGTTTTTCAGATCGCCGGATAATTGATTGAGACCAGCTTCTGCGGTCGATGCGTCTATTTCCGTGTTGATTCTGATGCTGCCGTCGTATGATCCTGCCATAATATACACCACCTGTCCCGGTGGTCATCGGCACTATGGCACTACTTGACCGCGATCTTTATTTCAAATTCTTTTGCGCATTTGCGCCCCTTACATTTTACCCACAGACCTCTACAGCTCGCATTTTTGTCCTTTTTGATGGGCATTTCATAGCCGCAATGCGGACACTTAATTTTTTCCATGATGTCCCCTTTTTGGGTGCAGAATGACCACCCTGTTTCCAAGGTGGTCGGATTGGTCGTTGTTATAGATTGCTCTGTTAAAGCGTATGCGAGGCCTCTGTCTGCTCCTGGTCCTGCAGGCTGGCCTTTGCTCTCAGCTCGGCGGTAAAGGCTTTCATTACGCCGGGGAGGTTGCCCGCAGCATCTTGGAACGACAGAACCTGCGATTCTCCGCTTTTTCCGGAGGTGTAATTGATCACAAAATATACATGGCGCTCAGTCTTCTGCTTTTTCCCGGTTCCAGACATGCCGCCGACAATCGCGCCGAGCGGACCCAGCAAAAGGCCACCGACGGCTGCGCGTCCGATCACGCTTTTATTTCGCTCCACGATCTCCTCCGAACTGATCATTCCTGCATCGGTGATCTGCGCGCACGCGAGAGAAAACGGCTCTTTACCAAAAAAACGTTGCTTGATTTCAAGAGTGTCGCCATTAAGGGTCAAGGTCACTGGCGTATTTTTGGGGATCGCGCCGATACCGCTGATCATCTCAACGTGGACGCTGCTGTTGCCTTTTTTATCTTTCGCCGAAAAGCCTGCCATATGCTCACGCCTCCTTTTTGCCATTATCATACAGCAGCGGTGGCGGCCATGCAAGCCCCTATAAAAATTGCGCCTCAAAATCGTCGATGATTTCCTGTTCCTCGGCCGTCAGACGCTCCGGGAGGGAGACCTCCTGCTGTGCCTTGATGATCCTGCTGCGGAGCTTGGCGTCCCTGACCGTCGATAGGTCGTAATTCCGCAGGTCACGGACGCGGTTAAGGATGCTGTTGTCGTTCAGCCCCTGGAGCAGCTCACAAAACTCCCACCAGTGCATATACTCTGTCCTGGAGAGATCCACGCCATAATCGGACCGAAAGGACGACCGAATGTAATGCATGTCGTATTCGTAGTCCATATCCGGCTTGCCCGGCTCGGCGTTTGCCTCCTTGCCGCAGCTGAGATACTTGACTGCCAGCCGCAGCGCCTCCTTGGTGTCTGGTGGCTCTTGCTTGTAAAGCAAGCCGATAACGCCGTATGCCCGCTCCACGTCACTGATCTCCGCATCATTGACACAGGCAATGCAGGCGAGGGCATAGGTGTAATCCGTATTAATCTCGTATTCGGCACCGCCGACGATGATAGCGTCGGGATAACTCATGACATAGTGCGGCGCACAGCACGGTTTGGCGCGTGTTTGGCCACAGCCGCCTTTTTGACCTGCTCGGCGGTCAGGCCGATTTTTTTAAAGTGCGGCTCCAACTGCTCCATGAGATCGCCCACCATGCTATAATAATTTTTATCACCGAAAATCTTTTGGCAGGCCCCCTCGCCGAGGAAAATATCAAGCGCCTCGCGGACCCTAATAAAATAATCGTCCATGAGCTGCGCCCCCTCCATCTGTTTTTGGCTGACGTTTACATCCCCGATGGTCTTGACCGTCTTGTCCGGCAGGGCGTCGATCTCTTTGGCTTTGGCGTCGATCTCTGAGGTCAGCTCCTCAACCCTGTCCATCATTTTAAACAGCTTGGACGGGAGGCTTGTATCCGCCAGGTCAAAACTGATGGTCTCTCCGGCGTCGTTGACCTCAATAACGTACTCGGTACCCGACCGTATACGGATTTTATTTACTGCCATAATAGGTCCTCCTTTTTTATAAGGCGAGCGGGTGACCGCTCACCTTATACTGTCGTAAATTTGCTTACCGACGTGGCCAGCGTCTGGCCGTAAACGTCGACGACGCCCGTGATGGCCACTAGATGCACGGTGGACGCAGACATATTTGCTGTCGGCTGCAGCGTGAGCACGGTGCGCACCGCGTTCCAGGCGCGGCTGACAGCCACCGCCACGCCGGCAGCTGTTGTGACAACAACGCTCTCACCTTTGATCGCATTGCTGAAGGTCAGTACAATCGAGGCACCCACAGCGACGGCCGTGGCGTTTGCGGCTGGGACGATGGACGAAAGCGCCAGCTCCGTGATGCCCGTGGGCGTAAAGACCGGCGTCCCATCCGCGACGATGGCCGTGCCAATCACCGGATCGCCGTTGAGGTTGAGTGTGTAGTTGAGCACCACTGAGGAACCGCCGTCTCCGCCGAAGTCGTCGATCTGAATGACCGCCTGGTTGCGCTCCGCCTTGTAAGGGCTGCCGGTATACAGGTATATGATGAGTATCTCGACCTCCGCGTCGCTGCCGATGGCACGCGTCCGCCTGAGATTATCGACAAAATCAAATACCGGATCTCCTGCATAAGCCGTCTGCGGAGTAGGGATATTGACCTGATAGCCGTCAAGATTGGTCGTCGCGCTGTCCTGGTCAATGTCCGTCTCTGTATTTGTCTGCGGATTGTAACCGATCGTCTGGCCAGTGACGCCCTTGCCGATCCGTTTCCAGACCGGGGAACCGGAAGTTCCCGTGTTCATAAATGTGGCCAGCTGGGACCGCTTGATTTTTGTTGCCGTACCCGGCATATTAGATTACCTCCTCATCGTAGGTCAGCGCGAAAACGCTGAAAAATGTTGTGTTGCCTTCCTCATCCTTACCGGAGAGATCCGTCGGTCCTTTGAGTGTTGTGAGCTCGCCCGGCGTGCGCCGCTCGCCCAGGTAGAGCCCAGCGGTCCCGTTTGCACGAAACCAGGCGGACAGGTCGCTGAGCGGCTTGTAAATGGCACCGCCTCCGTCCGGGACGGCGTTTGTCGTGTGAAAAATCATAAAAGGGACCTCTCCGGTGAAATTACCGAGGATGTCCTCCTCAAGGACGGAGCCGCCATCCGATTTGATGCAGTCGCCCAAGCCGTTTGAATCCTCGACAAATTCAAGCCATAGATTGCCGTCAAGGATATCCAGTCCGTTGATCCACTCCTGAAGTGCGACAATGATCTGCGTGGTGTCGGTGGCGTCCAGGGCTCTTATGGGATCTCCTGCCATTATTCGCCTCCTCCTAATTTCTTGGCGCCACGGATCCACTTTTTCCGGTTGACGGCTTTAGATACGTGGAACCAACGCCGCGTGGCCTTCGGGTGCGCCTGTTTGCTGTGATTAAAATCGCGGTAATAGTGAGGCCGAGCGTATACCTTGTTATAGACAACAAGGCCGCTGCCGATCTTTGTCCCAGCGATACCGGACCGCTCCAACTCGCCGGTAACACGGGGGACGTAGGGTGCCGTGTCCTTCAGCACCTCGTTGTCCAACCACTGCTGCGCCTTTTTATTACCGCTCTTCAGACGCGTCTGTATCTTGCCCTTGTTGACCGTAAACGTAACGACGCGCGGGTTCATTTGCCAGTCACCTCGACAATTACAGGGCCGGCGCTATCACTGGCCGGAACTCCGGCTGCGGTCACACTGAAGCATTGATACTTATTGATCATCTGCTGTTTGGTCGTAGGCGGCAGCTCCTCCGGCACAGTGCCTTGAATAAAGAAGTCGTTTGTAACTCCAAAAGTGAAATAGAGAGCTTTCTGCTCTGCCGTCAATTGAGCCCACAGAGGAAAGGGAAGAAAGGTTCTGTTGCCGGTTGTGGTCATATCCCGCAACTCGACAAATAGCTGTGCCCTGTCCGTGGTGGCAACGCCACGCTGTGAAAGCCGGAACTGATAGGCCGTATCAAGCGAAAGCCGCTCAATTACAGTGCGTTGATATACGGCCACGCCGTTTGTCGTGGAGAGGTAGTTGTACAGGGTGATGGTGTGCGGGCGCGCCCGACGGCTGATCTTTTTCATGGTGAGATCCCCGCGTACTGCAGGCCGGTATTCCAAAGCAGGGAGCGGGCCTTTTTGATGGCTTCCACCTTGAGCGCGTTGATGGACGCGGTGTCCACGGTGTAGCTGAAGCCTCCGACCTTTTCGGACGTGGACACAATGCCCGTGCCGTCCGTCTCGGCGTCGATCTGCGCCAGCGCCTCGGCCATGGCGCACGTCGCCAGCTTGACTGCCTCCTGCGTTTTGGCGTCGAAGCTGTCAAGACCCGCTCGTCGGATGCGTCCGAAGGTGAGCGTATCGATCTCATCCGATGCGCGCAGCGCGATACGGTCAAAGCTGGCGTCATCGATGGGGGCTCCTTTATAGAGCTCGGTATAATCCGTTGTTATGATGTATGCTTCGTAAGCCATGCCGATCAGCTCCTACAGGTGAGATTGGAGAGCGGGGTTATTTCCCGCTCTCCGCTTCTTTGATTTTCTTTAAGACGTTCGCTTTTGCTTTGATTTCCGTAACGTCGATGCCTTTTCCCGCCGCGTATTCCCTCAGTTCTTTTTCGGTCATCTTGTCGAGTGGCGAGGGATTTGCTGATGGTGCGGCGCTACCGATGCCTCCAGCACCTGCTGCAGGGGAGCTATAGACTGTGGTGGCTCCATTGTCTCCTGCATGGGGCGTCGGCGTATTCTCCGGGCCTCCGCCAGCGGAATCAGTTGTCGGCGGGGCTTCGGGTGCCGGCGGGGCTTCGGGTGCCGGCAGCGCTTCGGGTACCGGCGGCGCTTCGGGTACCGGCGGCGCTTCGGGTACCGGCGGCGCTTCGGGTACCGGCGG